TAAGCTGTTCTGTTGTTCTAATAAGTCTGTCTCTGTATGTTAGAAGTTTTAGGTCTTCTACTTTTGAAAATAATGTCTGTTGTTGGTTGTAAAGGGTTTGTCTAAAGTTTGAAAAGTCTAATGCTTTTTCTAATTTACTATCCATTTTCTCCTTTTTTATGGTGATTGAAATGTTGCTCTAAGCCGTCTTTCATATATTGCAGAACTAGAATTAACCTCAGCAGTGGCATAAGATCTAGCTATTACAGGAACAGACTGGGCTATAAATTCATTTTTATTTATCGGTGCTCTCCATCCTACAGTAAATCCATTGCCACTTCCGTCCATTGTCATTCGATTGACCGTGTTATCGCACATTATTCTAAAAAATACATCGTGATTAGTACCATCTCCTAATCCCAACCTCCAATCAAGGTACATATACCCATCATCTCCACTAGGATCATGTAAACCACCGTATAATGCACTTTCGCCTTTAACATAACCACATCGGTACCATTTACTTACACACCATGTTTGGTCAGATAAAGAACTTGTTTCAGTGCCGCTTGCATTTCTTAATTTTTGTACCAATGTAATTGTAGTTGTGCTGACCGAAGCAACTTCTCCTTCATAATAATCTCCTACTCGAATAATATCGCCTGCGGCTACATTTGTCCAATTAGAACTTTTTGTAACAGAAAAATTACTGACATCAGCTCCTGTTCCTGTTTGAACTGCATTTGCTTTGTCACCTATACCATGAAAAGTCGGTAGATGATCTGTTACTGTATACGCTCCACCATTGCTACTTTGCCAACTTGTATTAGAATGTAAAGTGGCGTGTTCGGCTGGTGTTTGTCCTATGTAAAAATGGCCATGTTGCATGATAGCATTCCAAGTAGGATTTGCAGAGTTACCACTAGGATTATGATTTCCTCTAAAATAAAATTTACCGCCTTGATTTAACCAATAACGTAAATGATTCCAATTTGTAAATCTATATCTCCATTCTGCAAATGGCCTATCATACCCCGAATCTGCACCAAAATTTCCCCATTGATTAGAATAGGAATCGTTGCCCCAAGTTCCACTCCAAATTGCATTTCCTTTATTATTTTGATAATCAAATACCGCAGAATTACTAATATCCATATAATTATGTCTGTGATTAGATGTATTCCTGATATATTCAATATCATCGCTCATTCTGTCTAAATGTCTTTTACTAACTCTACCCGTATCTTCGGTTAATGCAGAAGCTGCACTTCCATCGTATTTTGTATACGAACCAGCAGTAGATAAAAGAGGAATAGTTGCATTACTGCTTGATCCATGTCCGGTATGCACAATAGCATCATTGACTCTACCTAAAATAGCATGTATCTGATAATATGCAGGACCTGTTACAGTTGGATATGTATAACCTGATCCTTGAGTAACAAAATCTATAGGAGTTTCGTCGCCCGAATTATCTGTAGTATCAGTTGGGGTTGTTACACTAACCGAAGTTGATGTTACGGCACTATTATCACCTGAACTAGAGGCAGGATTACCTGATACACCTCCCAGTTTTGTAAAATTTACTGATGTATTAGATTCGTACTGAGAATCTGTGTACACACCATCAGGATCTTGATTCCAACCTATACGCCTATCTGCTTCGTCGCCTGAATTCCAATTTGGAATATTTGGTCCTGGACCCCAAAAGCCAGCCCAAAGGTCGTATTTTAAATCTTTAATATCTTCTGATATAATTTTACTAGGGGGCTCTGATCCTGCTGATCCCCCTGGTGCATCAGCAGGATTAAATCCTGTGACTGCATTATATTGTTTTGCATCTGCCATCTAGTTTCCTATTAGTTTCTAGCAACGGCTATTTCTATTGTACCTTCTCCATCAGAATCATGTGCTTCGATTGCTCTTCCAATTATAGCATATGCAGAATCTTTAGTCAAGTCTGCTTTTCTTGCTACACCTTTTGTTGAAGACGATACTAACCTATCACCTTTACTTATCTTGCCTTTAACCTTGCAAGGACAACGACCTACCATTGCAACTTTTGGATGGGTTTTATCTCTTGATCCTTTTTCTCCTGCACCACCATTTAAAACAAATCCTGGTTCAGTTGATATTACTCCAAATACATTTTCGTCATTGTCTTTAGTAGTTGCAGATATTTCTTTATCGCCACCCATTGCAACTACTGTACCTGGTGTTAATTCTTCGTCTGCTTCGTATCTTTCTGCTAAGTCAGCTGTATATGTTGCTTGGAAAGTTGAACCAGCAGTTAATGACCAATCGCCTGTCACTGTACCAGTGTCTGAAGCAGATCCTGCACTAATATTTTTTACATAAATAGTTTTCCATCGCCTGTTAGTTGACCCAGTAGCACTACTTCCTGAATTTTGACTAGCAACTTCAGTTTCATAATCTGTTGCACCTAGATCATGTGTATTGTCACCATCTGGAAATATATCAGATCCTACATCGGATTTAAAATATGTCTTTCTAGTAAATTGATCCGAACTTGTATTTCCGTCACCTAAGTGAATATCACCACCATGACCTAATCTACAATCTGTAGCATGAACTTCAAATCGTTTTACTTGTCCTGTGCCAGCAGTATCAGCAACTTTAATATATTGATCTGCTTGCAAGCAAATGTTATTACCTGTAAATTCTGAATGACTTGATGCATATGGATATGCGGTACCTCCGGCAGTTCCTGCATGACCTGATGCTTTAAGATAAACATAAGATACTCCGCCTCCTGTTGCAGTTTGTAATGTAGCATATGATGCTCCGCCATTACTTCTAGCTTCGACGTTTACGTTTCCTGTTCCGTCTGTCGAAGAATCAGTACCGCTTTGAGCTCTAATTAAAATATCACCATCGCCTTTAGTACCTGCATTTGTAGCAACAATGTTTATTTTTGCTTTTGCAGCAGTACCACTAGCATGTGTATTTCTACTTAATATTGTCAATTCTTCTAACGAAGCATTTGGATTTTCTACACGAACATTTCTTGTATATGTATCAATAAAATGTAAATGTTGTGTACCTAATGTCATTCCTCCGCCTTTATACGGAAATGTTTCTGAAGTAATGCCATGATCATTATGACCATCCATTGCTGGATAAGCACCAACATATTTGTTATCACTATCTGCTACTGCAGAACCAGCAGTATTAGACGAACTTCTATCAGTGCTCGGCGTATTTTCTAATTTAGTAGTGGCCGGTATATGTCCAGGATATGCACAAAACGCACCATTAAATTTAATTGCATTTATTTCTTTAAACGGTTTGGCTGATCTATATCCAACTCCGGCAGTAGTAGTACCCATACTACTAAGGTAATGACCGTATTGATTTGAAAGATTAGTACAAGTTACATCTTGTTTACCGCCAGTTGCTATGTAATCGGTTTGAGAAGCAGTTGTTGTATCTCTTGCTTCGCCGACTACTGCGGTATTAGGACCTGTTCCTGAATAATATTTTCCTTTAGTATATATAGTTCCGCCACCAATAACGCCTGTTGCGTTAACCGTTAAACCTACAAATCCTCCAGTTCCTGCAGCATCTTGAATAAGTAATCTAGGATTTTTCCATCCTATTGATCTGCCTTCAGGTAATGCAGTTAACACACCTTCGCTATTGTTAATTACATACACAGGTTCATCTAAAAATCCTGTATCGTTATTAGCACTACCCCATGCATTAGTAGTATGTCCTGAATTAGTTGTAGGTACTGTACTATAATTGTACCGATAAGGACCAGCAGATCCTTTTATGTAACCTACAGATGTACTAGATCCTGTTGCCCAAGATTTTGCTACTGTTTGGGATATGCCCGACGATCCGATACCATCAGTAGTAGTAGAACTATTTGTAGTCAACACCGCAGAATCTTTTCCATCTACAGGAATAGCATCTCTATAAAAATGAAACTCACCTCTTATGATACGTTCATCTTGGTCTACTAAAATAAAATCTTTATCTGCATTATAAGGGTATGACGCCGAATCTACATCTTGTGCAAATCCATTATATGTTGTAAGTTTACCGCCATTGGATCTTCCGACCAATGAAGAACTACTATGATCTCTATGATCACTAACAATGTCTGCTTTTACACCCTGTTCTGCCATTACTAGTCTAGCATCAAAGTTGGCTAGAGATACACCTGATCTTGTAATAGTGTCAGCTACCACATTAGGTTTATCTTTATTCGAGCTTTCTGCTTCGGTTAAGTCTGAATGAGCAAATGTTGATACTTTAAAATAATCTTGTCCATCAAAATCGTCTCCACCTGTTACTGCGGTTGAAGCATTTCCTGTACCTGCACCGGCACTATCATCCCACATTAATGCGGCAGGATTTACATAATTACCGCTAGTTTTTCCTCTGTTAACCCAAAATCCTGAAACTCCAGTATATGCATTATTATCTAGATCACCACCTAATTGATGCTGACTACTGTTTAATTGAAATAGATTATCTTCAATTAGTAAATTATTAGATTCAACTACAAGAGAACTTCCTGATACTGTATGAGTTCCTTTAACATGAACATTACCATTAACTTGAAGATTTTTTTCTATATGCACTCCGCCTTTAACTCTAAGAGCTCCATTTGGGTCGGCCCCTGAAGCAGAGTTTCCGATAGTTTGATCTCTTTCAAATGCTACTTCAACATAGCCTGCTAATCGTTTAACTGCGGCAGTCGAAGTTGCAGTTGTGGTTAATGATCCACCTGAAGCAGAATTATATTCTGCTTTCCCTGTGTATGTACTTGAACTATTATCATCACCGCCTAATGCAGTACCTCCGTACCCCGAACTGGCTGTTGATTGTCCGTCATTTAATGTTAGTCCATCAATTCCGGGATCATTTTGAAATGGGTTTGTTAAGTCATTTATAGCATTAGATTGAAATTTAGAATATGTACCACCATGTAACTTATCACCGCTAATAGCATCGGGATCTAATAAAATTCTATTGTCGCCTAATTCTGCAACTAATTTTGCTCCAGAACCACTTCCTACACTACCTAGTGTAATACCACTGCCTTCGCCGGATTCCGTACTAAGAGCATATGTGTATCCTGAACCAGGCGTACTAACTGTAACTCCTGTTATAACTCCTCCTGTAACAGTCAATGAACCTACGGCAGTTACTCCTGAACTAGGAGCAGCAAATGTAATAGTTGTACCGTTAGCATAATTACTGCCTCCATCAATGATTTTTACACTTTGAATTGAGTTACCAAATCCTGATCGGCATCCTGTTAAATCTATTTGATCCGAAGGATTTATTCCTACACGAATACTACCATTAATAGCCGGTCTAATAGGAGGCGATGAATATCCTTTACCTCCTGTCATTCCGCCGCTGGCAGTCATTGTAATACCTGTAATCTTATCCTCGTCGGCAGTTCCGTCGCCTCCCCTAACAACATTAGCAGTTGCTGCGACACCGCCAGTACCTTGAGGTGGTCCTATTACTACTGTATGACCCGAAGTTGCAGTATATCCACTACCTTTATTGGTCATTACTGCACCGGTAATTTTTCCTAATTGGGAACTATCAGTTCTATCAATAATAGCATAACCTTCTGCTTGGGTACCATCCGATTCGTTAGGCGGACTAAATTTTAAATCATATCTATAACCTGCCACTGTCGAACCTGACGAAGATGTTACATCAGGATCAAATTCTCCGGCTAAAGTTAGTCCTGTGGTTATTTTTGGAAACTCTGTATATATGGGCAATCCATCTGGATGCTTTTCTTGTTTATATACAGTAGAAGTAGAACCTATTGTTATAGTGGCATCTGCTTTCAATGGTTCCCAGGGTAGTTGAGTATTAGCAAAATTAAATATACCAACAATTTTTTTGTTTAGAACTACTTTAATACATGGATATGCAGTAGGAGGTGTTGATCCATCTGTTACATGAGAATTTATAGATTGAAATAGGAACGTAGCATCAGCAGATACCGGTACACTTAATTGTCCCCATTGTAATACACCACTTTCGTCTTTGTATCTAATATTCAAAATGCCATTATCTGAACTACTATCAAACCAAAAATCACCTTCTCGTGGAGTATAACCACTAGAATCGGTTGTAGGATCAGCAGTTGCAACCGTTATATTTGCTAACTGTTTCCATTTTTGATTACCTGAATTATCAGCATCAAGCATATATAAATACCCGTCTGTCGGTTTAAACCATAATTGGCCCACCATAGGATTTGTAGGTGCAGTATCTCTTGAAAAATTTTCAAGGATATGAACAAAATTTTCTGAGATTAATTGTCCATAATTTTTATAGTTTTGACCTATAAGGTTTAAACTTGTTTGAGTATTAACAGTACCTTCCAATACATTTGCTACTGTTGACCCTTTATAATTTTTTATATTATATGGCATATTTTTACCTTTATGTTGCTACGTAATTAGTTCTTATTCTTATTGTATATAAGACTTGTATTTTTCTATTAGCAGACTTTTCCACAGGATGAAAAATAACATGACTTAACAATAGTCCTTGATTTCTACCATCTACTGATTTAGATTTTAATCCTATCTCATCAAAAATAAATTGACCATCGCTATTATCAACTGTATTCTGCGATACAATAGGCGAAGACAAATTAAAATTTGTATCAGATGATGCTGGTTCGTCATATGCTAATGTAGATGTAATGACTATATCTGTATATGCTGATCCGTCAGCATATACAATTTCCATTTTATTATTTGCAGTATCATCGTTATCGGCATCTAATGTATCTATATTTTTAAAAAACTTATCTGCATATAAATCATCATTTGCTAAATTAACTTTAGGTTCTCTATATGAAATATTTCCTTGAGCATCTGTAATAGTCCCATCACTACCAAAATGCATTTCGTATAAAGTAAAATTATCTTTATTACTTAAAGTATTAGCGATGCATCTACTCATATTTTCAGAATGTATTTTGTTAGGTTTATCTACAAAAACCTCACCAGTATCTACGTCAAAAATTTTAACGTGTCCTTGCATGTCTATATTAATATTACTTTTCATTATTATTTTACCTTATTAATATTTATATGGTTCCTTTTGTCACAGCTAAGCCTTGTATTGGACTAGTACCAGCAATAGTAGTATTAGCTGAAGGATTAAACGCCGGATAACCTAACGGATCTGTTGCTAATGTTAAGTTCATATCAGTACCTGCTTTTACAACAGAAGCAGAATTTGCATGTGCTTGTGGAGTTGTACCATCGACTCCTCGTGTGCATCCTGTTAATGTATTTGTTGATACTCCTGTAAATGTAATTCTTTCAGATCCTATAACTATTGTACCTGTATTTCCTGTTTCTTTAACTGCACTTGCCGAAGTTACCGGAATAGACGTTGCAGTTGCCGTAATTGCACTAGTTAATGTTGTTTTTTTAGTATTAATAATAGCTTCATATTTTCTTGTACCTGCATCTGTAATAAAAATTCTAAAAGCTCTAGATGCAGCGGCTTCTGTACTACCACTTGTGTTTGTTTGCACTCGTATATCTAATACTTCTGTTGCAGTAGTTTTAGATTCTTCTATTATGGTTCTAGCATCTGCAATAGTTTCTATTTTACTATGATACGGTTTTGTATCATTTAAAAATTCTAAAATATCATCTTCACTACCTATATCAAATGTTTTAGGTGTTAAATTTAATGGTGTACTTCTTGTTAATTGTAGCACAGATGATTTTGCAATCCAATCTATGTTTTCCTGTTCACTATAAATATATCTTATCATCGCAAAGAAAAATTCTTTGTAAAATGATTGATATGCTCCAACAAATACATCCAATCGTAATGCATCTAAAATATTTAAAAATTCATTATTATAATTTTTATCCCAGCCGGTTATGTCCCATTCTACGGCATCCCAGCCTCCATCTTCGTCATTAATATTATACAATGTTTCTTTAATTTGTATAGTACCATTTTGTTTACCAGTTTTTAACCATTGGTTAGATACCCACTGATAAAATGCCCATGCTCCTGCTCCGTCGTCGTCATCTACTCTTACAGTTGTATACAATGATGTGTTTACATCGTATAATTCATTTCTTGTGTTTACTGTTTGTTGAGTAACTGTAGATGAATTAATAGTATAATCAGGACGGAACCAGTCGGCATATACCCAATAATCTTGAGGTGTGTATGTAGTATTGCCCTTATTAAATGTTCCACCTAATCTTTTTCTCCAATTAAGTTGAGAATCGCTTAAATTTATTGTTAATAATAATTCATTTACTTTTTGTACTACAACTCGTATTGCTTTTAATCTATCTTTAATTAAACTTTGTTTATATGGACGTATTTGACTACCATATCTAAATAATTCATTTAATCTTAAATCTGGCACTCTGTTAGGAGCTTCATATGATATTGTATTATCATTCAAATATTCATATGTTCCTGTTAATAATTGAGTCCATGGTTGTCTGGAAAAGTTTCCTATTTCATTAAATGAGGCAAACTGATCATGAGCAACAATCGTAGAAGCAGTAGTAGTTACAGGATGATTGGTGCCTCTTGTAACTAGTAATCTATCTCCTGTTGATACATTTGTAAATTCAATATCATCAACAAAAATTATTACATCACTACTAGGTGAAGATTGTAAATCTATTTTTAAAAATACGGATTGATATCTATCACTTTGTGCAACTACCTCTAATTGAAGGCCGTATAATTCATTTGCAGCAACCGATGTTATAGCAATGGTGTCGCTGGTCTCTACTGTAAATCCTGAAAAATTAGTTTGAGACGAACTTGCATGTCCGTACGATAATGTCGCAGATCCTGATCCTGACCAAGCAGAAGAAGATCTAAATTTAATCTTAATTAAATGTTTTACACCAGCAGTTATACCTGCATACGCAGGTAATGTTATGTCTATTTTTTGTCCTACATATCCAACTTGTGTACCAGATGATATAGTAAATTTACCAGAATATGTTCCGTTTAATACTTCACCACTAGTTGATGTAATCGCTAATGCACCTGCTTGTGTAGACCAATAAGTTGTTGCATTGGTATTAAAATCAAAATTTTGTAAGTAATTAGTATCAGACAAAAATTTTTCAGTTGCATAACGATCATAATATTTTAATTCTACAACTTCGTTTACTATTTTTGCATATGATTGAACATAACCTGATCCTTTTCTTGCGGCATTCATTGTTATAGCAGTAATAGAACCATTAGTTAACGTAACGTCTGCATCTATAACAGTTGCTCTAGTACCTGTCGAAGTTTCGGGATATGAAATGTATACACTTGGTTTAGATTGATATCCTGAGCCGCCTCGAACTATTGTAATACTATCAATTACTCCTCCTACTATATTTGGAAAAGCAAATGCAGTAATATCTTCTAGAGGTAATCCTAAAGTATTACCTACCGGTGGATCTATTGTAACAACAGCTCCAAAAGTTAAATTATTTGCTATTGGACTTATTCTTATTTCAGGATAATGTTTTGCCCAATGACTAGTAGAAGTTAATGCATTTCCTGTATTGCTATTTGCAAGTGAAATATATTGTATTTTATTTGTAGCATCATTTACTATGGCATCTTTTGCATATGTTGTTCCGCCGGCGTAATTAGCAATAGTAGGCAAACTTAACATTAATCTTGCCGATTCTAATTCTATTGATATTGCATTATTATGCAAATTACCACTATAAGAAACAACAGAATTGGCTGGGTATTCTAAATCTCCGCTCCAATTATATGATACTGTATTAATACTACCACCGACTGCTGTTTCTTGTCCGACTAATCCTAATGTTGTTTTTGTTTGATCGAATCCCAATATACTTTCGTGCATTCTGTTTGCTAATATTCTAGGAACAACCGAACTATCATTTTCTCTTAGTGTTAGCCATTCTTTATGTGTTTGTCCGACACTATTTGTAAAATTAATTTGAACTGTTGAATTTTTATTAAGAATTTTTTCTAAATTACCGCTTATTAAACTCGATGTACCTGCAGGAGATGCCCAAAAAATTCCCGACTCTGTAGGATTATCTATGTATTGTGCAACTTCTAATACACTAAAATTTCTATATGGGTTTGATTTAGGTACTGTTCTTTTATTTTTAACCCAAAAATAATAGTATGTAACTTCAGTACCTGTATAAGGATTATATTCTGTATCTTGGGACCAATAATAATATATTTGATCATCTATAATTTTATAATATGCTTCACCTGATGCTACTTCACCATCTATAACAAATTCACCATTTGCTAAAGTAGACCATTCGTCTGGAGTAACTGTACTTTTAGTCCATTCGTAAATATCTATACTCGATCCTGGAAATTTTGCTCCCCAATTTTTAAACGAATAGTCTAAATCTAATTTTTGTTCATAGTCCAAATATCTTACAGTAGATAAATCCCACCATGTTTCACCAACTTTTTCTTTATCCCAATATCTTTCATCAACAACTTCTTTAGTTTCTTCTGTTGAATTGCTATATAATGCTTGATCATATCTAGTAGAAGAATCTATTTCAACTTCTGCTACTCCGGGTATAATGCCTTTAAATGGGTCCCAAACTTCTGCCTTACCTAATTCTTTATTATCAATATAATCATATATTAAAACATTTGATATTTGATTTGAATCGGTTTTTGTTTGTTGTTGTCTTTTTACAGACCAATTTGTGTTAGATAAATCATATGAATAAACACCATAACCTAAACCTGTTGTGTTCTTAAATACAATTTCTAACGGTTGCCCGATAACCCATTGTGATATATTAGTTGGTGTAAATGTTATAGTTGTGCCTGAAACTGTCCATGCAACACTTCCTCCTGTTGATGCAGGCAACAGAGTTCTACCAGTTCCTATATAAACAGTTATGTCGCTGGCACTTGATACTGAATATGATAGTGTATATGCAGTTTGTTCAATTCCTGAACTAAGATACTGGCCACCTGTTGTTGTAGTATCTGATTGATATTTTAATGTTAAAGATTGTACTCTATAATAAGAATCTGCATATGCAACCCAACCATCATTCCAAGCATATTTTGAATCTGTTACTGCATTATATAAATCATCTGTGCCTAAAAATCTGTGCGATCTAATAACAAAACATTTACAATATTGTTCATTTACTGCAATATATTGATCTATATAAAACTGCTTGTCGCTTCTTGAACCACAAGTAGCACAATCAGAACCGCTCGGAAAACCAGTTACTTTATGTATACCATTTAATCCTGCATTATTTTCCGCACCTACTATAAAAACATAATCACCAATACTTAAAGAATGAGATTGATTTAATTTTACTAATGCTTCGTTTCCAGTATCATACCCTGGACAAACCAATTCAACATCAAGATTCTTATCATGCAACCCTACTACATCCCAACTTTGAGTATTTTCATCATCTGCAAACCAAGCAGTAAATAACCCATTCTCTGATACTGCTGTCCAAGGATTAGGATCGCTCGAACTTGCTCTATATTGAAATGCTGAAATATAAATAAAGTCATTATCTGCAGGTAACTTACTATATGGCACAGCAGTAGGACCAAATGTAAATGCATATGTGTATTCACCTAATCCATCTACTTTTGTATTAGTACTATCTCTAGATTGCATAGGATAATATGTTGTATTAAAATCACCTATTCTAACTTCTACTCCTAAATTACTAGTAGCAAATGGATCTGTTGCGGCAGTTAATTTTGTAGTGTTATCATATGAAAATACACACTTGTCTATATGTAATCCTGCAACATATAAATCTCCCGTCTTTGTCCAAAATCCTGTTTCAGTAGAAGGATTTTTATTTAAATTATTAGCCGTAGTTGTTGCTTTATATTCTGCTCCTTCATATACAACATAATCAGGATTAGTAGAAGAATTGTCCGTTCCATCATAAGCAAAATTAGCATTCCATGTAGGAAAGTCGTTATGTGAGCTACCTGCTACTCCGACTGCTACCCATTTAGTTGCATCTGTTCCTGGTGTTACATTTGAAAATGAACTTGCAATAGATCTATAATTTGTAGTTGTACCAGAATCTGTATGAGATACATAAGCATTAATACCATATGTTGTACCGTTATTGTATGCGGTAAAAACAGTAGATGAATAATATGTAGTTCTAAGAGCATTGTTAATACCCCTAAAACTTTGTTTAGCAGATGTTATTACAGAGTTAGTCCATCTTTGTCCTTTATGCCGTACAAAAGATCCGATAGCATATGATCTATTATCTCTCCATCCGTCTGTTTGTGTTAAATTATATATACTTGAGAGAGCTCCTTGATCTTTAACATCTTTGTATGTGTCATACAGTTTAGGTAAATCTTTCTTATTAAACATAGTATAAGTAACTTCGTCTAATTTAAGATAACCTGCATTGGGTAAATTTTTCTCGTCAGTTTCTATTTCTTCAAAATTAGATAAATCTCTATCTAAAGATCCTTGTGTAAAAGATATAGGAGGATCATTTGCCGGTTCTTCTAACCATCTAGAATCACCTTTTAACATACTAATCGTAGCATCGTAATCTATATCTCTGGCTTGGCCTGAAAATATAGCATCAAATCGAATTAATTGAGGATTTGTTTTGATGTCGCTTTGTTTTAAAGTAAATTCTTGTGTTTGCTGAGTAGGTAAAGGACCAAACTCTCCTAACCTAAACATCCATTCTTCTTCTAAGTCAATATCAACACTTGATTCTAATAAAAATGTACTTCGTATTAATCGATTAAAACTTTCTGGCGTTCCTTTTTTATGAAGTAGTCCTTTCATAAATTGAAATTGCACATCATCGGATAATCGCATATTACGCAAGAACTGTTTCTTCTCATACCCAATATTTTTTCTTGCAACCCCTGACAGATTTGAATCTGTTAAGTGCTGGGTTTCATCAAATAATTCATAATTTACATTTGATACCGACTTATCAAAATTTTCAAATATTGTATCGTTGTTGACTATGTATCCAGGTGCATAAAATGTGCCGTTCCAATTGGATGTTTTTTGATAATCTATTTTTAATCTTAATTTTTCTTCGCCTAATAACGGAGAATAAACTATATCATTAAAAATTGTTGTATTATCTAGTATCAATAGATGTTCGTAATCACAAACAACTAATATAGCACAATAAATTGCTTTATCATCATTTTTGCATTTTACAGTAACTTCTTTATACTGTCTATCTACACTTATCTCTGAAAGATTTAATAAATTTTTATCTTTATCTAAATATGCACTACCATATTCATCTTCATTATTTTTTAAATAACCATGAGCTAATGTTAAAGTCATGGATTTACCAACAGGACTTAATTGTACCGATGTATTAACATCCCAATTTGATTCTGCCCATATTACGAATTGATTAGCTGCAAAATTCCAATTTTGTATATTATTATTTGCATCAACATTATTAAAAACGAAACCAACCGATTCTAAATATTTTTCATATTCTAACAGAAACCAATAAACATCCTGTATATTATTAAATGTAGTTCCATAATTAACTTTTACAGGAGATGTTCCGTAATTAACATATCTAATTAAATTTGTTTTTCCTATTGTTACTGCTCTTCCTGAAACCTTTACAGAAGGTAATACATTAAAATATGGTTCGTTGTTATGCCAACCATTAATTGTATACCCAGTCGACGATTTAATAATTTCTACTCCACTATAAACTATTTTTTTATACGGAGATGACTTATGTAATTTTAATGAAATATTATCTGCTGGTATAAAATTATCAGATAGTTCTGATTGTAGACTATCTGCTAATAATGATATATTATTTTTATTAGAATAGCCTTGTATTTTATACATTTGTTTTGAATTTAACTGTCGTATTTGTCTAGCAAAATCTTTATAAATTTCATTACCTAGAAACATCAATCTATCAACCATTAATTGTTGAATTCCTAAAACTCTTCGGGTTAAATTGGTTGTGTCTACTTCATTATGAATGTATAATTCATTTGTATTATGTCGTTTTTTTGTTTTTTCAGATATTTTTTGTAATTCGTGCTTACTATCTACTATTTCAATTATACCTCCCATGCCTGAATGATTACCACAAGAATAATATAACTGACTTATAGCAGTACCTTTAGGTATTATTAATTGTGTATATCTGTCACCTGTGTTATTTGATTTAAAACTTTGTTCATAATTAGAAGAACCGGCAAATGTATTATAATCAGTTGAACCTATTTTCCAAACTTGTTGTGTTCCTTGGCTATATATAGAACCTTCAGTATCCCTTATTGTAGTAAGGTACAACGGATGATTACTAGTGTATGTTAATGACCCGGCATTACTTGAATCTGTTTGATCAAAAATATATGTTTTACCTTGTTCTAATTTTAAAGTTTTCTGTGGGATTCCGTCTATGTAAAATCGATTCTGGGTTCCGTCATTTGCTACTGTTACTTTCAAGGTAGTTGAAGCATCAGGTCCATCGTTTATTTTATCTAAAACATCATAATTGTCTTCTAAATATTTTCCAGGATTAGAAGAATGTAAAAATTTATTTTCTACATAAGGGAAGATTGAACTACGCAACCATACAGTTTCTATAGGACTTCCGTCACCAAATTTAAACGCAGCTTTTGCTTCGTTGGCAGTAGGAGAAGTAAGACTCCATGTATCTGGATCTTGTAACGTAACAGTTGCATCGGTTCCTCCTGCTGTACCGGCGCCTGTAACAGGAAAGGTTGCACCAGGTCTAGCAACATTTATATCCTGTATTATTGTCGTTGTAGGTTCGGATATAATTCCTTTTTGTAATGCAGATTCTAATGCGGCTTTTTTTGTTGCGTTTGCCCAACAATTATCATTTGTAGTTTTAGTTGTGGGACTACCATATCTTGCATCCCACCAACTAGGTTTTTCGACAAAACCTAACATTTCCCAAGGATGTGTATGTGGTCTATCTGTATCAAAATAATGTCTATAAATACCTCTCCAATATCCTATACCTTCTGACTGTGTTGATGAGTAATTATGTGTAAATTTATTATTAGCATCATACGAACTATTTGTTAATGTTGTAATACCTTTACTAACCCTATATGAATTAAAATAATTATCATAAAAATTATTTTGCTCAGTTTTTGTATAAGGTGTGGTTCTATATTTTCCGGGTATATAAGTTAAATCTTTTCTTTTATTTTTAAAGGAAGATTGTATATGATCGTATATTCTATTTTCTAATTCAAACAATGCTTTATCTCTAACATCTGTTAAAGAAGGAGTTAAGTCACTGTCTACAGTTGTATTAAACGAAACCGTTTTAGAACCATCGTGGCCTTCTATAATAACAACTTGCCTAGAACCTGTATTATCTAAATAATATGTAGGTTTAATACACGATGTAATACCTAACTTCGTTAATGTAGGTGGTATAAAACTTAATCCTTGATCAATGCTAACTTTTATAACAACTTTACCTGAACTGACTGCACTATTCAATGTAATTTTATTAGTTGTTGATGTAGTATCTAATGTATATAGATCACTTGTTAAATATGTTTCAACCCCGTTAGTATCAATGGTATAGACATATACATGATTTTTATATTGATTAGTTCTTGTAATATTTCTAGGTAAATTAAAATTAGACGTACTACTAGAAACACTATATGTTTTTTCAACCAAGTTAAAATAGTACATCATATCACTATTTGCAAATGGAAATGTATTATTCTTACCTAAATTAATATCATAAAGAGCTTGATCAATTAATCCGCTAATAGTAGGACTTGACGCCATGCTTTTGTTTAATTGTTCTATTTTTTGAACAAATTTTTTCTTAAAAACATTATAAGAATCAGATACATATTCCAATGCTAATAATACATCGTAATCTTCGTTACTTAATGTAAAACCTGTTTTTAATAATGAAGATAATTGTTGATTTATTATTCCACCAAATCGTTTTGTTTTATCTAAATTTCTATAATTATTAGAACCAAAAGAACTGCCTGTTCTGCCTGGTTGTTTTTCTATTACGTCTATAAAATGATTAAACAATTCTGAGTATTGAATATATTGTACTTCACTATTATTTGAATTATTTTTTATCGAATTAGAAACATCATATGTCCATTCATCTGTTGCACTAGTATCTGTAGTAAAAAATTTTACATCAACTATATCGCCTACTGCTAATATATCTTCATTATTTGATATTGCTTGGGCATAAGACGAATTACCAGTTTTATAAGGTATTACAATATTCTGTCCATTAAAAGTATAATGAACATTCCTTAATAATTTATTACCATTATGAAATACTTCAGGCCATCCTTGTTCTAACACTTGATCTATAATTATAATTTTACCTGTCGAACTACCAGGAGCAGTATAATATAAAATGCTATTTGTTTCTGCGGCATCAACTGCAAATGTTGTTTTTGTTCCTGATGTACTAATACCGGAAGTAAAAGATGATCCTGCTTTATTTTGAAATGCTAATGAGGTAGTGCCATTTGTTACATCAAATGTATATGTTTTCCCTCGTGCCAAATATAATGTAGGATTAATACCTGTTAATTTTTCATAACCATATGCAGAATCTAAATGAAATTCCCATCCAGTTGTATTTGCTTTAAGCCAAAAATCTCTTTCAGGTTCATAATTTGTTGTGCCTAAATCTACACTTAAATCTGCAATAGCAGATGTAACTTCCTGAGTGACAGTAATTGGAGTTCTTACTTGTTTGTAACTCTGATGCCAGCAATTATCATAATAATGTTTTCCGTCACTAACATCATATTTTTGTAGGTAATACAACCCTTTTATATCTACACCTGTAGTAAACGTATTATATTGATATGTTGTTTGTATAACAGAATTATTAAAAATTAAATTGCTTGTATTTGTTGTTGTTATATAAGACGACGATGAATACGACAACGGAAATTTTAAATAATCATCATTTTTACGAGTAGCTGAAGTTGTATCTTCTAGATACTCAAATACGGTTGACCCTGTAAAATCTGTTTCTTTATAATGAGACAGTGGTTGATGTTTGGCATCGTATAATTCATATAACGGATGTTTATTCGGTATTTCTTTTTCTTGAGTTGCGGACCATGTATCTAACTTTGCATTGTAATAATAATCTATTCCTTTAACTAATGTAGCAGAAGAAGTTTGCCATTTTGTTGCATCTTCGCCTGGTGTTACGCCTTTATTATTATTGACTAGTGAGCTAAAGTATACATTTTTAAATTTTACAATATTACCAGTAGAATAAGATTTATTCCAATCATATAATGTAGGACCATTCATAATAGTAACCACATCACCATGATTTGGTACTGCGGTCGATCGGCTATTGTCATTTGTAATTGCTGTCAAAGCATAACTGTTACCAACTGTACAAATTTGGTTGTTTATGCCCGTTGATGCATTTGTAATTAATACTCTATCACCTACTTGAACCGTGTAACCATTATGAACTAGATTACTTGCTAGATCGGATCCCGGGTCCGATAATGTTGAAATTACCATAGCAACCGGTTTTCTACTTTCGATACCGTGACTATATAAACGTAAATCTTTTTCCCAACAAATAATAGGTCGTTGTGCATAATCACTATCATCTAATGTTTGACCTAATGTTGTAGAACTAGATGGAGATGCCACACTATCTCCTATTTTAAAAGTTGATGCAACACCTATAAAAGTATTAACTGCTTTTACTGTATCAATATGATACCAATTATTTGTTCGAGACCATGTATTATTATCTCTTGCACCTCTGTCAATTGTTAGATATTCGTGCCTCCAATGAACATCTGTGTTTTGTCCGTTTTTAAAAGGTGTTACTTTTTGCCCACCGACTACTAATAAATGTACACCTGCACTTGCGCCATAACCTCCGCCACCTGTTGCAGATATAGTAGTACTAACTTTTCCATCGGTACCTATTGAACCTGAGGCAATAGCATGTGTTGAAGGTGTACCACTAGAATCATATATATTAAAAAATGGCTTATAAACATATCCTGTGCCTTGCGTGGCACCGGCACTTATAGAAATAGCATTAACCGCATTACTACTTGTAGTAACAGCACCTGTTGCTATTGTTTGATTTGCTACGCCATGTGCATATGGAGTAATAGATGTTAAATTTGATTGCCATGCCGTATCCGAAGCACTATATGTGCTCTCTACAATTAATCTTATTTTAGATCCGACGCCAGTAACTAAGTAAACATTATTATCATTAGAAAATGTGATTCGCATACCATTTTCTAATTTAATGGTTCTACTACCATATTCTGTTTGAGCATCTGATGTAAATTGTGCTAATCCTTCTACTGCCGATGCAGTAGTTCCATGAAGACCAAATATAGGTAATCCAAATGGTAACCATACATAATTATTCCAATTAATAAACATATCAAAATCAATTGGAGGTCTCCAGGAATAATTATTATCTGCAAATAATTTATCTAAATTAGTTGTGTTTGAATCTAAAAATTTTAATTTATTAATTACATCACTATATGTATATGCAGATTCGTATTCTCCGGTATCTGTTCGCTGACTTACTACACCTGGTTCTAATTGATAACGATTATCTAATGTGCTTCTACTAGGTAAATATGAGTCATCCACTGATGATCTAATTTTTCCTGTCTTCTTGCCGATATATCCTGATTTATTTTCAGAAACACCACTTTCAATCATAGGATCTAAAGTTGCATTTAAAAATTTTTTATTTGTATCGCTTTGAAAATATTCAGGTAACAAATCTGTTGAATATTTTTTTGATAAATTCCTATTAGTTGAACCTGGCGAAGTATTGTTAACTTGCTCTGTTTTTGCTTTGCTAGTAAAGTCAGCCATTTAATTTCCTATTAGTAATAACTAGAACCGCCGCCACCCGAACCACTGCTACCACTGCCACTACTAGACGATGAAGTAGAACTAGTAGATGTTGTTACACCAGTAATTGAAGTTGTTCCGGATGCCGTATCTAATGTTCCGCCTGCAATTCTAATATTAGATTCTGTATACGACGAAACTATGTCTATATCAGACACTTTCGCGGCACTTATAAAAATTTCATGCTCGTTTGGAGTTACTTGAAACATGTTACCAAATCTAGAACCACCGTCATTAGGTACTATAACAATAGACGAAACAATACCTATCATTTTTCGATGTACATAACCGGCCAATTCTGTAAAATAAAATGTTTCTCCAAAGGCCCAATTAGCAGGATCAAAATATTCGTCTATATAACCTACAATTAATGCCTTTATTTCATTATCTGTATATGACGTAGTAGAATTTTTAACTACCTTAAATTTTGCTTGCAATGCATAGTCTGCTTCTGCACCAAATAGTATTTTCATTTCACAAGGTTTGTAAATAATTGTATCGGACGAAGTTTTTGAACTTTCAATTGATGTAAACATATTTTTTAAATCTTCTGTTGTATGAGGTAACGGCTTAAAATCTGTACGCCTGTCATTTTTTAACCAATTTGAAAAAGAAGTATAATATGTATTTGTTAAGACAAATGTATCAATTATATTTGTAACCGCTGGATCTATTCTTGTTTCTTCACTAGCGGCATGTGTCCATTTAAAATTAAGATTTGATCTTCCGGTATAACTTTTATATGTTAATGTTCTAACATGTTCCCAATATGTAGTATTAGTTGGTAAACTTCCTAAATTATTATTTGCCAATGATTTATATTCAGAACCTTCATATTCGACTTTATCGTTTATTGAATATACTTGAGCTGAAGACCAACTTATAACTGCACTAGGAGTAGCAGGTGTCCAATATGTAGTATTAGTTGGTACATTGCCTGTTGATGTTTGTAGTGCCTTATAATAATTTCCGTTGTATATTACAACATCATTTACTCCGTAAGATGCAACAGCATTATATTCTAATGCTAAAGGCGGAGGATCTGTCATTAATGTTTTATATGTGTAATTACCGTCTTGAACATCTGTTATAAAAATAGTATTAGAACCAACAATAGAATCAAATGCAAACGGATCGTCAATTACAGAATCTTTATTATCGTCTGCAAATTTAAGCAATACTCTTCGAGGATCGGTATATCCGTCGTCATATGTATAATATCCTGATATATCAAATTTATAGTCTCCAGTAAATAACGTGGAGCCTGTGCCTCCACCAGTAGTTGTAAGCGGTACAGAATTTAATTTTAAAATATTAATAGCATCTATAACAGATTTTTTTGATAATTTGCTTACTTTATTTTCTAATCGTTGATTATAAAACCTTACGTTGCTGACAGAACCAAAATTAAATTTAACCGATCTTGCTAAAAATACCCATTGCGATGCTTCTTTTTCTATTCTTAACATCCAGCTATGATCACCGTTACTACCTGTGCCGGCAGTTCCAAGATTAAATGCAGTATCTCTAGAAGCACCTAAATTTGCTACAGGCACTACTGTCCATGCCATTGTTGTATGATTATAATATAAACCAAATGAATTATTTGCATCTAATTGTGTAGTTATATTTGTTCTTTCGGTTGATGTAAATTTTTTATTAAATGCAGGTGCTATTCTTTTAATTCTATAACCGGAAGGAATATTTCTAGATAATTGTATCGTACCTAGTCCTTCGGCAGTTTTACCTGTATAAGCCAATGTGGTATCTGTAACACCTCTACCATCTCCCGAAACACTAACTATGCTTGCCCATTCCGTTTTAGAAGAAGCAGTATAAGCATTAGTACCGGCGGTATCGGGCTGAACAAACTCAATGTTAGCTCCTGGTACTAAATATTTTCCTATTGCATCGGTTGTATATGTTCCTAAACTTGCGGTTGTTGCATCATCTTGAAAATAACCTGTTGACATTTTATTTGTGCTAGTTACCCTCGACCATGTCCATATGTTACTTGTTTCTGCTTGCAAATAATTAGAAGCAATATAGCTACCAGAATATTTTTGATAATAAAAATTTTCAACTTCTTTTTCATTCAAATATGATTCTATGTATTGTTCTATAATAGATGATGAAGTCAATGTCGAGGTAGTAGATAAAGTTGATCGTAATAAAGAATCTTCTAAATAAATGTACCCATCGTCACCAAATATAGTTAAATCTTTATATGTACCAGTCGGATCATTAATATCAACATAACGTGTATGTCCACTATGTATTCTGTTTGTACTTTTTATCTTTTTAATATTTGTAGATGCTTGTAATGGATATACTGCATAATCTTCAGCTGTAACCATTCTATCTTGAGTAGCATATACTTGTGGTGCATTTGTTTGTATAGACGTTAAAGACTCTGTTTCTGTGCTATTTTGAACTGTTTCTTGTAAATCCAAAACAACAGTTAAATCGTATAATTGATTGTCGTTTCTACTAAAATAAGGAATAACAATGTTTATATTTTGCATGTCTTCTGGTCTAATAATATACGATTCATTGTTTCCTGTTCTGTACCAAGTTCTAATAACATCTTTAGGAGCATTGCCAAATCTTCCATCTGCAAACTTAATAGATATTTGATCGTCGACTCTTGTAACAACTTCAAATATATTTCTTAAACTATTATCAATAGAATTAAAAATAACATTTGATCCTGTAACAACAGGTACTTTTGTCCAACTTGCAGATACTGATCCTAACTGGGTCACACTTTGAACCCATACATCGTCGTTTACTACATCGTTTACATTAATATCTATAACTTGATTTTCAATAGGAGATGTGATCAAAACATCTTTAAATGCCAATGTTCCTTGTTTAAAATAAAAGAAAAATCCTGTATTTTCACTTGCATTGCCTTTACCATCATTTAGATAAACACATTTAAATGATGCATTAGGATCAGGATAAGGTTCTACATAACCAGCAGTATTTAAATTAACATTGCATACCTCAAATCCGGTTGACACTCCGTTAACATTAGCATTAAATGAATAAACAACATCTTGCCCTGTCAACGAATTTAGAGTATAAATTTCTGTTTTAATACCATTATATGTTCCTGAATTAAATGGAGTACCAAACTGATTTGTAGATGTTAGCACAGAATTTACAATTAAAAGAAATTGTTCATAAGCATTTGCATTTGTAGCATCGTTCCATAATACTTCTACATTAGAAAGATTATTGCCGTCCGAATCTATTAATATTTCTGTAGTTTTTACTGATTTTACTTTAGCTACTCCTTTTGAATTAATTGATCGTTTTGGATTATATCCTAAAAATCTAGCCAATCGTAACACTGATTCTCTAGAAGTAGCAGTTTCCATAAAATTTTCACGAGAAGAAAAATCGATTCTAAATGCTAGACTATGTCCTAAATATGCAATAAGATCTATTAAACTTACAAATTCTGAAGATTGAATCCAATCGTTATAATCTTCTGGATAATTTAATCTAATGTAATCGACCATTGCCGATTTAATTGTATCAAAATCGTATGCTTTAAAATTTGCTTGGGCAAACGATTGATATACCGCCGTGTAATCTTCTGCGGCAAATAACACATCTTGTCTTGTTGCCATTTAGTTATTCCTATTCTGCTTCAGATAAGTTTCGATCAAAATTAATAGATAAGATATCTTCTTGATCAGTTGGTGTATATCTTAATCTCATCTGAACGCTAATTGCATTTTGATTACTATAAGTAACCACTTCTCGTAAATTCCATCTAGGATCTTGTGATACAATATCAACACAATCTTCTTTTACTGCATCTTCAACTGTATCATCATAAGGTTCAAATAATAAATCCCATATTAAAGAACCATACGAAGGATCCATTAATCTTTCACCTTTTTTAGTGTTAAAATGATTTGTTAAATCTTGTTTGGCAAGGTCCATATCTTTTAATTTCCTTACTGGTGTTTTAGAAGAATATCCCTTGAATATAACTTTTGTTGCCATAATTGTTCCAACTTATTATATTTAGTAAAAAATAAACCACATATTTAATATTTTTGGTTGACATTTGATCTTAAGAGTATATAATACTTGTAAAAGTAGTTAATCATATAACAAATGAGCATATGAATGATTATAACCGCGGTAAACGTGACATTATGTTAGAAATGGCAAAAGAAGATTTGATTAACGTAGCAACAAGAATTGCTGTGTTAGAAAACGATCTCGATGGTGCCCGAAAAACAAAGTGGGAGCTAGTTAATAAGATTCGTTTGCTAGAAAACAATGCGGCTTTTGAGTGTGTAGAAAAAGGAGAAGCATTAACCCTTCATGAAAAGATTAACATTATTAAGGAAGGATTTACTGTATAGATAAATAATTTAAACAGTTTAGGACAGTTATATGAAAATCAACGACATTGTCAACGAAGCATCTTTTAAATTTTCTCCCGAAGACTTTAAAGATACAGAAAAGTATAGTGTACCTTTTGAGGATATGACAAGATTTGCTCAATTCTTAGCAAGGCAAATGGAAATTATGGGTGTCTCAAAAGAGATGGCGGAAAAGTTATATAATGCAGCAGAATCAGGTAATGATAGTTGGATTCATAGATTTGGAAAAAGTCCTAAACTTAAAAATCTTATCGGTCATAGTATTAATACTGCAATGACATCCAATTTAGTTGCAATTCAAAAAGCAATGGGATTACATGCAGGCATTCTTAACCTTAAAAAGAAAAGTCCTAGCAAACCATCGCCTACACCAGACGATATGCTACCCGGCGGACCAGACGACGAAGAAGCAAGAGATCGTCGAAGTGCAGCCGCATTTGGACCTCCAACAGATCCACGTGGTATTAGATCATACTAAATTATGAAAGAACTATTAGATCAACTACGAGTTGTTTTTGAAAAATCAGAATCTCGTATTACCCAACTCGTGGGTAAATGTAACGAGCTAGAACAAGAAAACGACAGACTTCGTGCAGAACTTCGAGACGAAGGATACATCATTAAAATAAACAGAAACTATGATAGGTCTAGAAAGTATGACAGAAGCAAATCCCAACGAGAGTTCGACTGCGATTTTTGATTGGGCAAATAGATTTCATAAAACATTTAGAGAATTAAAACACAAAGGATTAGACATACAGACACTCCGTGTCTTTAGAAACTTAATATGTAGAGACGGTTTTTCGTTTTCCCTCCAAGCAGGTCCTGCACATTATTCAGAACCAAAAGCAATAGCAGAAAAATATGATGCCTGGGAAATAGGTTATCCTTCTGACGTAGAACCACTATGGTTAGACTGGCAAGAGCCGGGACATGGTCCAACAGAAAGTGTATACGGTTGGGTGCCAAATGATGTTGTTAATGCAGTAATACAAAAACATGGTGGTATTGATGAAAGAGAATTTATCTTAGAGAAGCTTCTAAAATAAATACGGTATCATGACTGAAGCACAAGTAGAAGATCATTTAGATGAACGACAAGAGCTAGAGCAGGAACGAGATTATTACAAGGATAGGTGCACAGAGTTAACACGGCAATTAGAAATTGCTAATAAAGAATTAAAAAGAATAGAAGATACTTATTTCAGAAACAACTAATGAAACTGATAACAGGTAATGCAAACAGAAAGCTAGCCGAAGACATAGCCGGCTTAGCAGGTATAAATTTATGCGAAACTTTAGTGACCCGGTTCGCAGACAA